GGTGACCAGGGACTGTGCGACAAGCTGATGTACGACATGGACACCGGCAGACTACTATTGTGTACTGAAGATTTCGACGAAGAGGAGACTGACGACAATGCTGATTTTTGACGCTGAGACCGATGGACTGCTGGATGTAATCAGCAAGATCCACTGCATTGTCATTAAGGACACCAACCAGGATGGACGCCTGTTCTCCTTCTGTGCCGCAGGGATTCCCGATGCGGTCCGGTGGCTGTCCAGCGGGGAGGAAATCTGCGGACATAACATCCTCGGGTTTGACATCCCGGCTATCCAGAAGTTTTATCCCGAGTTCAATCCTCCGGTGTCACTCTGTGTCGACACCAAGATCCTGAGTCAACTTACGTTCCCTGATATTGACGACAGTGACTACGACTTTATCTCTGGTGAAAAAGACGTGTACGATGAGCTTCACTCCGGTAAACTCATCGGGTCGCATTCTTTGAAATCCTGGGGTGTGCGCCTCGGGTTCGCCAAAGGAGATTTCCACGAGTCTACCGACTGGAAGAACTTCAGTCCAGAGATGTTAGCCTACTGTCAACGTGATGTGGAACTTACGGCCAAACTGTATGAGCACCTCGTGTCTAACCAGCGGACCACCACTTGGTGGGACGTCCTGCAGTTGGAGCAGAAGGTGTCACTGATCGTATCCCGCCAGACGAAACACGGCTGGGTGTTTGACGAGGATAAAGCCTGGGCACTCTATGGGAAACTCATGGAGGAACGCGACAGGCTACTCGTGGATCTCCAGCGGATATTCCCCCCGTGGCGTACTAAGGACAAAGAGTTCGTACCCAAGCGTGACAACAGGACCCTGGGCTATCGCGCTGGGTGCGCCATGACGAAACTCAAGGTCATTGAGTTCAACCCCAATAGCCGCCAACACATAGTCTATTGGTTCAAGAAGCGGCACCGCTGGGTCCCCGAAGACTACACCGACCCGACCCCCTCGTTCCCCGAGGGACAGCCAAAGGTGAACGAAGAGATCCTTGCGGGCCTGCCGTATCCCGAGGCCCCCATGGTCCAGCGGTATATGATGCTGGAAAAGCGCATCAGTCAACTGGCCACTGGAACCCAGGCGTGGCTCAAGAAGGTGAACCGCAGGACCTGCCGGATCTACGGCAAGGTGATGACCGTTGGTTGTGTCACCCGCCGTATGGCCCATAGTACACCCAACATGGCCCAGATCCCCAACATGGCGGCCCCCTTTGGGCCAGAGTGTCGGGAACTCTTCGGGGTTCCGGCGGGGAAAGTCTTGGTGGGTATCGACGCGGCTGCTCTGGAGGCACGCGTGCAGGCACACTACCAGTCCACACATGATCACGGCGAGTTGATCTACACGGTGACCAAGGGGTCCAAAGCAGATAAGACCTCGCTGCACCATGTGAATATGCGCGCGTTTGAACTGGAAGATTACGACGTCGCGAAAACGATGTACTACGCCCTGTTGTATGGAGCCGGTGATATCAAGCTGGGTCGGATCTACACCGGGACCAACAACAAGGTGACCAACAGGAAGCACGGCAAGCGCATCCGCAGGAACTTTGAGAAGAACCAGCCGGGTTACGCCGGGCTGAAACAGGCGGTGGCCAACGCTGTGAAAGCCAAGGGATACCTGCTGTCACTCGACAGGTATCCCCTTAAGGTCCGGTCGGAACACTCGGCGCTCAACACGCTGTTCCAATCGGCTGGGGCCATCATCATGAAGGTGGCCTTGGTGATATTCGATCAGGCACTGCAGGCCGCAGGGCTTGAACCAGGAGTACACTATGAGTTTGTGGGGAACATCCACGACGAATGGCAGCTGGAAGTTGACGAACCTTATGGCGATCTTGTGGGCCGTATTGGGCGTGCGGCGATTATAGCTGCCGGTGAGGACCTGGGTTGCCGCTGTCCCCTCGACGGAGAATACCGGGTGGGACATAATTGGCGCGACACACATTAATCGTCGCGAGAAGGAGACGCACTGATGCCTAGATATGACTACTGCTGTGACAACGAAGAGTGCCGGCAGGTAATTGAGTTGCTCCATGGGCGACACGAGTCGGCCTCCGGGGATCCCTGCGAGTCCTGTGGATCTGGCAGGATCTACCGGCGGCTGTCGGCTGTGCCCTTCAAGTTCGTCCCGCCGGGACCCCGCATGGAAATCCGGCACAATGACTGAAGGGATTGACACCCTCCTTATAGATGCGGATTCCCTTGCGTGGAAAGCCGCATTGTCCGGCCAGCAGTCCTATGGAAATGATCCCGAGGTGGCACTGAGGTCCTTCGTGGCACGCCTCGGGGCAGTCACCTCGGTCGTCCCCTCGGCCTTTCCACTGCTGTGCTATTCCTACGGTCGTTCCTACAGGAAGATCCTGTATCCCAAGTATAAAGCACATCGGCCCCCATGTCCCCAGTTTGTTTCACAGATGCGGGACACCATTATAAAGCTCCATGGTGGTCTGATGTTTCCCAGCCTGGAGGGGGATGACGTGGTGGGAATCCATCACGTTTCCCCTGACAGGTTTCCCCCGGATGTCCCCCAGCACACGGCAGTCTTCTCTGAAGACAAAGACCTGGCGCAGTTGCCGGGGTGGTACATTGGGAAAGACTTGCAGCTACACTACAGGTCCCGCGAAGAGGCGGACCGGCTGTTCTATCTGCAGGTCCTCACGGGTGATCCAGCCGATGGATACCCGGGCTGCCCTAAGGTGGGCAAGGTGAAAGCTCGTGTGGTCACTGACGGTGTATCCACGGATGGCCTGTGGGACGTCGTGTGCCTCATGTATGAGAAGCATGGTTTGACCGAACAGGATGCAATACTGCAGGCTCGACTTGCGTGGGTCTGCCGTTGGCATCCTTCAGGTAACTTCGGGTTTATCCCGCCAAAACGCAAGGAGGCCCCACTTGATTGGAGCAAAGTCAAATGAGAGTTGAAGACCTGCAGCCTGTACCCGTGAGTGCCCGCCATGATCCCCGTGTGGATCTCCCCTCGATGCGACAGATGGCTTCCGCGGTCGACACCGCAGGTCCCGATGCTCTGTCTGGTGACGACGTGGAGTCGATCATCGGGCTTCTCTGTGGGGCATACCCACACGAAACTCCCACGGCATCCCAGTTGGTGGCCAATCCGAATCTCCCGTGGATCCGCGCAGGACACCAGGAGGTGATCGCCTTTGCGCGCCAACTGTTGCACAACTATCGAATCCGAACCAATAGGAGGTGACCTTGGTGTGAGTATCCTTGAAATGTTCTTCCCAAAGGCACCCGAGATCGTGATCCCCCCGGCTCCCCCGCCCCCCAAGGCACCAGTGATTGAAGAGGCGGTGCGCCCCCCCATCGTCGGAGGCGGGGAACTGGAGGGATTGCGCCGGGCACGGCTCGGCAAACGCCGGTTCCGTTCCAACGTGTCTTTGGGTATCCCCCAGACTGCCGGCCCCCTGTCTGGACTAGGGGTACCTAAGATTGACTAGAGAAGACGGCCACATTAAATCCCTGTGGACCCAGCGGGATTCCGCACGTCGCACCATGTTGGATCGTGCGCGCGACTGTGCGGCCATCACGCTTCCCCATCTGCTTCCTGCGGATGGCTTCGATGAGACCCAGCAGTTGCCAGTCCCGTGGCAGGCCCATGGTGCCCGTTGTATTCGCAACCTTGCGGGTCGGCTGGTCATCACCCTGTTCCCCCCGGGGCTGCCATACTTCAAGTTTGGCGTGGCAGACTACCTGCGGGAGGCCGATCAGGAACTCAAGGCGAACTGGGAGACGATCCGTGACGCCCTGAGGATTATCGAGAAGTCTGTCACTACGTTCTTCGACACCCACGGGTGGCGCACTGCGTGTGTCCACGCTGCGGAAGCCCTGGTGGGTGTCGGCAACATTCTCCTGCATGTGGACCCCACGTCCAACCTGATGCGCACCATCCGGTACGACAGGTTCACAGTCAAGCGTGATCCCATGGGTGTCCCCTATGAGATCATCGTGCGGGAAACCAAGACCTTCGGGACACTGCCGCCTGAACTGCAGGAGATGCTGCAGTCCACCCGGCGGACCGACAAGTATGAATCCACTGCGCCCATCGACATCTTTACGGCTGTCTATTGGGACTCCGAAAGTGGACAGTGGGAACAACGCCAGGAAGTCTGCGGTATTATGTGGGAGGGAGGCACTGCGTCATATCCCCCGGAGAATCTCCCGTGGCTCCCGCTGCGCTTCACGGCGATGTCCGGGGAGGACTACGGTCGCGGACTGGTGGAACTCACGATTGGCGACTGGCGTTCCCTTGAGGCGAACTACATTAACATCAATGAGATTGGTGCTGCGATGGCCAAGATCGTCCCGCTGGTTAATCCTGCGGGCCTCACGTCCATGCGCGATTTCACCCGTAGTGCCAATGGGGTGCCCATCCCGGGTCGCGCGGACGACATCACGTTCGCCCAGATCAATAAGATCAGTGACGCCCAGTTTATGCTATCGGTTATCCAGGAGTTGACACAGCGGTTGTCCCACACGTTCCTGCTGAATACCGCGATCCAGCGGCCCGGCGAGCGTGTCACCGCTGAGGAGATCCGCTTCATGGCCCAGGAACTGGAGTATGCCTTTGGTGGCACCTACAGTCTGCTGGCCGAGGAGTGGCAACTGCGGCTCACCAAGATGATCCTGCGGCTACTGGCGAAGGACTCCCTGTTCCCGCGGATCCCCGATGCGCTGCAGCCCCAGGTTATCACTGGGATTGCTGGCCTTGGGCGCGACACAGAGATGTCATCCTTGGATGCTTTCTCCCAGCGTGCAGCCATGTTGGATCCCCAGGGTGCCACCGTGAAACGCCCGCAGGTCCTGCGGAAAGTCGCGGACGCCTCGGGGCTGGTCCCTTCGGAAGTCCTGAAGACTGACCAAGAGATCCAGCAGGAAATGCAGCAGGCCCAGATGGCCCAGATGGCACAACAGGTCGCCCCCGAGATTGCTCGCGGGGTGATGGACCCGAACAATCCAATGAATGCAGGAGGGGTTGAACCCAATGTCGGATAAGCCTTTGGTCGAGGGAGGACTCGACACTTCTATTCTCAAGGTTGAAAAGTTTCAGGAGACTGTGGGGGGTGAAGTCTGCGACACTGAGCAGTTCTCCTTCCAGGTCCCCTCGCATCTCGGCAGTAACATCTTTGGGGCCGGCGAGACCTCAGAGGGCCAGGTGGCCCCGGTGCCCGGCGTGGTCGACCACGAGAAACTTGTGGACGGACTCACGCGGGAACTGGGGAGCCGCGGTGTGAGGACCACCGCCCCTGAACTCAAGAATCTCCACAGCGGGATCCAGAGTTCAATGCGCGTGGTGGACTCCAAGGCCGAGGGTGGTCTGTTGATTGCCGCCAAGACTGGTAAGGTGCTTCCCAAGCAGTCGGCCCCCGAGCTCATTCCCGCTGGTATGGATCTTGCCGAGATCCCCGCAGAAAAGCGCGGTGCTCCGATGGTGCATCACCTGCGTAAGAACGACTGAGCCGGCAGGAGACTGAAGATATGGCAGGTGAAATCACCAGTGCTGTGATCCCTGATCCCAACCTGATTCCCCCCGAGAAGATCGAGGAGCAGAATCAGGCGGCACTCAAGAAGTCCGAGGAGAACGACAAGCAGAACGCACAGGGCGATCCTCGGGACGCCAAGATTGCAGAACTTGAGGCTCGGCTGGCGGAACTGGCGAAACCCCCTGAGAAGAAGCCCGAGGAGGAAACGCCGGCGCCGCCCGAGATCCAACTGCTGACCACCCAGGAACTCGAGGGATACGCCGATGAGTTCAAGCAGTCGGGGAAACTCTCGGAGGACTCCTACAAGTCACTGGAGAAACGGGGGGTTTCTCGTGAGGTGGTCGACCAGCATCTCAATGGATTGAAACTCCAGGCGCAACAGGAACTGCAGGACATCTACGCTCCCGCTGGGGGCGAGGAGGGTTACCGCAAGTTGCTCACCTGGGCGTCGACACACCTGGATGCAAACTCCAAGGCTGAATACAATCGTGTCATGGAGAATATTCCTGACAAGGCTACTGCAGTGGCCATGGTGCAGAAACTGCAGAGATCCTATGACAAGTTCATGGGGACGCCCCCCAAGGCGCCACTCCATGGAGGACAGTCTGGCGTTGCCACTGAAGGATTCAAGTCCATGAAAGAAATGGCCGAGGCCATGAAAGACTCACGGTACTCTGGACCCTTCAAGGATGGCGCCTATGTCAAATGGGTGGAGGATAAAGTCAAGCACATGAAATAGCGCCACTGGTCCACCGAGGTGGACAAATGTGGAGCCATGACGTGCGGACCTGGGATATGCTGTGCAGTCCCACCTCCGCGAATTCCATCCATTAGGTAGTATCATATGGCTGACACTTTCACTTTCACTTCTCCCGGCCAAAAGGTCGGCGGTTCCGACGCGAAGGAACTGTTCCTCAAGCTGTACTCTGGTGAGACCCTCATGGCCTATGAGCGGAAGACCACGTTCGCCGCTCGGACCAAGCGTGCCACCATCTCTCGGGGCAAGCAGTACCAGTGGCCCGCCACCGGTCGCGTGACCGCCTCTCGTGCCACTCCTGGTGTCGAGGCCAATGGCCAGTCGACCTCCCAGAACGAAGTGACCATCGGGCTGGATCCTGCGATCCAGGTCCCCCTGTTCTTCGATGACTTCTACGCTCAGATGGAGCACTTCGACACCCGCTCTGCCTATGCCATGGCCTCCGGTGAAGCCCTGGCTGTCCAGGAGGACCAGGACATCTCTAAGGAGATCGTCAAGGCTTCCAAGACTGCGGCTATTGTGGGCGTCGGCCACGACTTCGGTGGGTCCGTCATTGTCTCCGACAAGTTCAAGATCCAGGCCGGTGGCGTGGGCTCTGCCGATGTCGCCGAACAGGCCCTGGCTCTGTACGAGGCGCTGTTCCTGGCGGCCCAGACCTTTGCCGAGAAGAACGTCCCGCTGGATGAAATCTTCTGTTGCATCAATGCGGCCCGCTACTTCAACATGGTGAAGGCCATCCAGTCCAATGGTTTCTCCCTGTCGAGCAAGGACTACTTCCCCTCGGCTGCCGACCTGAACAACGGGACCCTGCCGCGCCTTGCCGGGATCCAGATCCTGTGGAGCAACCTGCTTCCCACCACGGACACCAGCGGCTCCGACACCTACCATGGTGTCAACGCTGCCAAGACCGTGGGCGTGATCTGGCGGTCTGACGCTGTGGGCACCCTCATCCTCAATGGTCTCCAGGTGAAGGTCCAGGAGCAGGTCCGCGCTCTGGGCACCTACATGACCACGTTCTACCTCAAGGGTCATGGGGTCCTGCGGCCTTCCTCGGCTATCTCCCTGGAACTCTCGACTCTCAGCAACTAGGTAACTAAGGGGACTTCAGTCTCCTTCTACTTTCGGGGGACCTTGTGTCCCCCACTTTTTCGATCCCATCGTCCAGCGGCAGGACTCCCGACTTTCTATCGGGGAACCCCGGTTCGAATCCGGGTGGGATCTCTGAAGATTTATTCAAAGGAGGTAACCCATGGCTCCACTGCCGAGCATGTCCGAAATCGATTGTGTCAACGATATGTTACTCCTGATCGGGGAAGCCCCTGTGGTTACCTTGGATGACCTTACGTTTGCCGAGGCGTCCATCGCACACAGGATGCTCCTCAAGGAGTCCCTGGATTTCCAGCAGGGTGGTGCCTATTGGAACACCACGTTCGTCACCCTCAGTCCGACAGTGGATGGCTTCATCTACTGTCCCGAGGGGACCCTTCGGATGGACCCCGTGGACATCGGATCGTACTACATGAAGGTGGGAAACCGCCTGTACGACACAGAGAATAACACCTTTGTTATCCCCGATGCAGTCGAGGTGGAGATCATCCAGTATAAAGCCTGGGATGAGATCCCCGAGGTGGTCCGATCGTATCTTACCATTAAGGCTGCCCGCAAGTTCGCCACTCGGCTGCGTCCCGATCGGGTGAAGCTCGGGTATACCCAGCAGGAGGAACTTGAGGCTAAAGCCGCGGTGATGTCCGATGAAGCAGCCCACAGTGACTCCACTGTGTGGGACAACTGGGCCTCCGAGGACACCCTGGACAAGACCAGGAATCCCGTGAGGCGGAGGCTGTGGTAGTTACCTATGCCTACTAAAGTTATCCCGGGATTCTATGGGGGAGTCAGCACTCAGGCCCCAAGCCTTCGACTGGAGGCGCAGACCCAGGAGCTAATCAACGGACTATGCACGCTGATGCGAGGCGTGGAGAAGCGTCCGGGGACTCGCCTGGTTCAAGAGTTCACTGGGGCCACTGCGATCACCGGCACCGTGTCTACGGCATTTGTCACTGGAATCACCAAGAGTGACACCGATGGTTACCTCATGCTGATTACCGACAGTGCTGCAGCCCCCGTGAATATCTTCAATCTATCCACGGGTGCCAAGTGTACTGTCACGCAGGACAGTCACGGGGGATACAATCCCTATGACTACCTCGTGGCTGGAGCCGCGAATCCCCGCACGAAGCTGCGGGCCACTACGGTGGAAGACTACACGTTTGTCACCAACAACACCCAGGCGACAGCACTGCTGGCCACCACCAGCCCCAAGCAGGGCCAGGCGATCGTCTTCTGGGTGGCCCGAGGTCAAGCAGAGACAAACTACTCGGTGAGCATCACGTATACCGACCAGAACGTGCGCAATCAGATTGTCACCGCATCGTATACCTCCATTGCTGGCGAGGTCGACACCCACACCATCGCAGGACATCTCGCGGAGGCCATCGACACAGCCTTTGGGGCACTAGCGGCATACCCCCAGTATCGCGTGTGGGTCCTTGAGTCTTACATCGTGATCGCCCCGAATAGCTGGGTGAAACACGCGTCCCTGGCGGCGTCCGATACGATTCTCGCCGGATCCTCTGATGACGGTATCGGAGGAAATGCCCTTGAATGCCTGTCGAATATCAACCTCAGTGGCACAACGGCAGACAACTACGTGATGACCACGCAGAGTATCGAGGAATTGCCCCATAAGCTCCCCAAGGGGGCTGGCGGCTATTGGTCTGGGGCAGCCTTCACTGCGGGCAGCCTGGACTACTCTGGGTACGTCGTTAAGATCCAGGGGGAGACCGCGGACGAAGTGGGTTACTACCTTAAGTATGACTTCGAGCGCAACTCCTGGATTGAGACCATCCGCCCCGGGACGCAGACGCAGGTTAATCCCTACTTGATGCCCGTCCAGATCGTGAAGACTGCGGCGAATACATTCAAGGTGCGCTTCATGTCCTACAACGGGACCACCTCTGCGTTGGATATGGTGGCGCGTACTGTAGGAGATGACGATAGTAACCCAGCCCCGTCGTTCATTGGGTCCGAAATTGAGGACGTGTTCTTCTACAAGAACCGCCTCGGGCTCTTGGTGGACGAGAATGTCTTCCTGTCGAAGACCTCCGACTTCTTCAACTTCTGGGTTACCACTGCGACAGATGTGCTCGATGATGATCCTATCGACATCGCTGCGTCTAACACTACAACCTCATCGGTGACGCTGAAGAGTGCCGCCATTTGGAATGAGCACCTGCTGATCAACGCTGAGGGGCGACAGCAGTTCATCCTAAAGAGCGGTGGAGATGTGCTGTCACCTCGGAGTGCCAGCCTGGAGTTGGTCACCGCATTCAACCTGCGGACCGACGTCAGGCCTGCGGGCGCTGGATCGAATCTATACTACTTGGAGTCCACTGGGGCCTTTTCGGCCCTTAGGGAATACTACGTTCAAGACGACGGGGTAACCAAGGACGCTCTGAATGTGTCGTCCCATGTGGACGGTCTGCTGCCGGTCTCCTTGGATACCATTGTCTCATATCCCTCTGGCCACATGCTGGTGCTGGCTGGGGGAACCTACCTATACATCTACCAGTATCTGTGGGGAACAGACGGTAAAGCCCAGAGTGCCTTTAGCACCTGGGATTTCGAATGGGGTATCTCAGGAATCGTTCTCTTCGGGGATACACTGTTCCTCGTAGCGTATGATCCTGATGGCGGCACGTATAACCTACTGTCGACTGAGTTGGACCGTTCGTGGCCCTACGGCGGCTCTGCTGGATACATCGACATCCAGCTGGATTTCGCCCAGGTGCTCACTGGTGTTTACAACGCAGGAACCAATCAGACCACCTGGACCCTCGTTCGTCCCACG